AAGATCGTCAGCATGAGTCTCTTCATACTTCTGCTTTACACCAAGCATCTTCTTCTTTGTTGCTTTACGTTCAGCGTAATAGCTCTCAATGATTTCTGGAAGGAATCCTTGCTTATCCTTTCTGAACATTGCACCGTTTGCAGCAACGGCTACGTTCATGTCTCTGATTTCTTGTGGTAGCTCAACACCTTTCAGGTAGAAGTCTACATCACATGGCATACCATACGAAGCGTTCTCAACGATAGTTTCAGGCGACATGTTGTATTGAACAATTGTCATCGGATACAGAGAGTTCAAGTCGAACGATACTACCCACTCGTGACGGCCAACCTGAGGATCTTTCACATAACCACCAGGATACTCTGGACGATGCTTTTCAGTTGATGGCGGAATAGCAATCTTCTTTTCACTCAGATACCGATAGATGATCGAATCCCAGATAGCTGTGGTGCCAAGAGTATCTGGATAGTTCACACCACCTTTATATGCAATGATGAGCGCAAGGGCGAGAAGACCAGTTTGTTCTTCAAGCTTATCGACAAGAACAACGTCACGGATGTTATAGTCGATGAACTTCTGATGGTCTTGTTCATACAGGTTATGAAGCGAACCGTACTCTTCATACGATAGCTTTTTCTCACCGAGGATTACATGGCAGATATGGTTAAGCGAATACGATTCTTGTGGCCCATACACATATCCAAACTTCTGGAACAGATCCATGTAATCGAGCTGATGCACGCCATAGATCTCGTAAGCGTCAAGAGACTTACCTTTCACACCGATCTGGCGATAGTTTACGATGTTCCAAGGCGATAGCTTCTTTGCCCAATCCTCATTGAGAAGACGCTTAATACGATTAATGAGATACGGAATGTCGAAGAGTCTTACGTTCCAACCGGTGATAACATCTGGATAGTGTTCTTCCCAGTAGGTCAAAAACTTCATGAGAAGTTCACCTTCGTTTGCGCACTTGACATAACGAACCATACAGCCTTCAGGTACGGTTTCACACTTAGATGCATCGTAGTTCTTCAATCCCCATACATGGTAGATTGAGCTCTTACTGTTCTTCATGGTGATAGAAGTAACAGGATATGCTGCTTGTTCGGGATATGGAAAGCCGTCGTCAGATTGAACTTCGATATCGATGTTACCAATTGCAACATGGCGAAGATCTGCTTCAATGTTACCTGGAAACCGTTCATTGATAAACTGTGCAACGTAGTTGTTGTTACCAAAGACTTTAAAGTTATCGACATCACCGTTTGTCTCGATAAACTCTTTTGCATCGTTGATAGATCCAAATTTGATCGGTTCAACACGAGTACCATCAAGAGCAGTCCACTCGCCGGTCCAACGGTCAGCACTCGTGTTCACAAAGAACGTTGGTGCAAACTTTACCTTTTCATGAATGCGGGTGCCGTTGTCAGTATAACCGCGGTACAAAATGCTGCCACCCATACGATGGACTGAAGTATAAAACGACATTCAAACTCCTATGATATAATTAGTACCACTATACACCATCAGGCATGAGGTGTCAACTACGTAGGGGACCGAAGTGCCCTAAGATTTAGTCTTTTATTTTTATGTTATTCGCTAAGGTAGCCGTAAGAACCTTGGCTTGGTTCGCTCGGCTCTGTGATATTTACCTTACGCGGTTTCTTCTCTGGAAGAATGTTGTCAAGCCATACGCGAAGCATACCATTGATAAGCTCAGCATTCTTGATTTCAACAGTGTCTGCAAGAGTAAAAGCGCGGCTGAACGGGCGCTCAGCGATTCCTTTGAAGAGATAGTTCTTGTCATCGTTAGCGTCACGCTTAACATGGCCGTCGATCTTCAAAGTGTTTTTATCAAGTGTAATCTCGATATCGTGCTTACCAAAACCAGCAACTGCCATCTCAATAACATAAGTGTTATCGCCGTTTTTCTTGATGTTGTATGGTGGGTAAGTAATTGCTTTAGCGGTTTGAGTCTGAAGTTCTTTGAATCGATCGAAAAACTTGTCAAAGCCGATAGCAAATGGGTCGTATTGATTAGTCATAAAAGCCTCCAATTAGCAAGGATAAAGGTGGGACCCGTTATGGCATCCCACCGTTATTTATACATCAAATTGTTAAAAATGTCAACAATTATTTTCTTTTACCGATACTATATTTTGCTACAAGTGTCCATTCATCTTTTTCTTTGTGCGGTAACACTTTGATTTGAGAAAGAGCAGCAACCGGATCCTGAACCTTTTCAGGATTTACCGCTTTTACAAGACCCCATTCTTCAAGAAGATTTACAATTGTATTTCTACGGCCTGCATCTTCTTCAGAAAGAGTGTTCGCTTTTCCGTCTAGAATAAAAAGTTCTTTGAAATGTACAATATAATATTTGCCTTGCTTATGAAGTATGTGGCAAGACTGATACAAGATTTTATCTTTTTTCGAAGCAACACCAATACGAGTGAGTGTTTCCTTTACTTTCAAGAAAGAATCTTGAGATGGCAGAGTAACCTCTACAAGATCATCAACGATATTCATCCTTATGTTCCACCTTTGTGTCGCTGTTTTCTCAGCGATTCTAGTTGTTCGGCGCTCAATAAAGACAGATACTCGTTTCCTACTGTTCGGTTACATTTATAAACTTCACATACGAGATCTAAGTCTTCACTGACCGTTGCTTTAGCCCATTTATGAAACTGTCGTTTCTTTGGTCTAACCATATTTATAAGGATGTCGTATTGCGCAGACTTTGGCAGATGATGCAAGCCGTTTACAAGATTTGCCATCAAGATAGTATCGGCGTGATATGATAAGGAAGCGTTCGTAAGCCACGGGTTGTATCCGCTTTCAGCTAACTTGTCGTTCTCAGTACCACGCATCATGTGAGTCTTTGTCTGAAGGATACTCGTAACATAATCAAACGGCTTCGACATAATCTTCTTCCTCTTGATTATTATATTGATCGTTACAAGTGCTGCACATGTGAGCGGTACCAATAGTTCCTTCGCCGCCGCCGTATCGATATTTTATTTCAACCATGTCCTTCTTTTGATACTTCTTTTCACAAATCAGGCACGGTGTTTTCTTATTCTTAAAGTTGCTGAACCAAGACATATCATTTCCAGTCTGATAGTTCGGCCATCAACGTAGCCATGGCTGCAGCCCGATTGATCTCTGGATTTGCCACAAATGCTTCTTTGTATTCATATTCAGCGAGGATGATGATAGCATTTGCAATAGAAGATGTGCTAACGATTTTGGTTGGGAGAATATCGTACAACGCCCGATAGAGAGTCGAAGAGTCAATATCAGAGTTCTCACCGACCCACTTACGTACGTCGCTGAAACGCTTGTCTTTCAAAAGTCCGATAAGAGTTTCGATAGACTCAGAACCTTTGTTACGAAGGATACCAGAGTCAATACGGCCTGTTGCTGCATAACGCTGTAGTTCGTTCAGTACTCGCCGCCAGTCTGGGAAGTATGTGTTGATAAGTTCAGCTACTGCCTTCTGTTCATACTCGACGTGCTCAGCATCGAGAATAGTCAACACTCTCTTAAAGAACTGTGCAGCAAGCTTAGGCCGGTCACTCGTATTGATACTAAAGTTAACAACAGAGCATCGAGACTGAAGAGGCTCGATGATGCGATTAGCAAAGTTACAAGTGAGGATAAAGCCACAGTTCTTTGAGAACTCTTCCATAAAGTTACGAAGAGCTGGTTGAGTCGAGTTCGCATTCAAATAGTCTGCTTCGTCAAGGATAACGTACTTACGTCCACCAGAAAATGAGACAGTCGATGCGAAGTTTTGAATATCAACACGAAGTGTGTCGATGTTACCATTCATAGAACCGTTGATAACAATATAGTCTGCGCCGAGTTCATCAAGCATCGCTCGAGCAACTGTGGTCTTACCTACACCAGCTCGACCAGACAACAGAAGGTTAGGTACATTCCTATCGTCGACAAATTTCTGGAATGTATCCTTTAGTTCTTTCGGTAGAATAGCTTCATCAACGGTACGCGGACGGTACTTTTGCACCCACAAGAATTCTTCCATGTTCACTCCAATCATAATAAAAGATAAAGCGATTACGCCGAAACGTAATCGCTGTAGTAGTATAGCCTATATTACTCTGCTTCTGCAGGGGTGTCAACCGCTTCTTCTGAGGGTTGAGCTTCTTGGCTAGCCTTTACGAAGGCTGCAAGTTTGTCACGAAGAGCTCCAACTTGAGAAAGCTCATCTCCACGGAAGGCTCCGCGGGCGGTGACGATGTCAATAACCTGTAGGGCAGCAGCGATATCGTTTACTGTAAGTTGCATATTAACTCCTTATTTTGCTTCGAGTGCGATATAATATTCAGACTTGCTTGATTTAAAATGAGCAAGACCTTTTGCTGAGAGAGAAACTTCATAATCATGAGGCATGAGTTTCAAATTTTCCACCTTGACGATCATCTTGAAAGGTGATGCGCCGGTGTTTTCCGCGATGATGACACTATACGAGTCTGCAGTCGGGTTCTTTGAGTCAACAGCCGAAAGAGATACGTTTGAGCCATCACTTATGAAAGCGACTTCGGAAAGCTTCAAGACTCCGGAAGCTTTAATAACCGAGTCGAGATCTTTCCATTTAACTGTGACAACAGCTTCGGGCGTTGGAAAGTTGATTTCTTTTTCTGGAGCAGCGACTACCATCGCTTCAGCCGCGTAAGTATAAGATACTTTACTTTTACCTGAAGAGATGATGAACTTATCTTCGGTGAACTCCACGTCGGGATCATCGAACAACGAGAGAGTTGCGAGAAAGCGAGAAAGATCGTAGATCCTTGCAGACTTCTCGATATTTTCAGATACAGTGGCCGAGGCCATAACAGTTTTTTGTGGATGCATTGTTCGAATCACGGATCCTGGCTTAAATACTAAACCGGGATTGATCATCGAGAAGTTCTTCAAAACACTAATAGTTTCATTACTAAATTTCATAATCACTTACCCTTTTTCATGGCAGCTCGCCGTTGCTGCCTGTTTAATTGTTGCGTAGGTTTTACTATATCATTATTTTCATTTGGTGTCAAATAGTTTTTCTGATTCGACGCTGCACTCGCGGTAGGAGACGATTGAATTGCAGCCATTGCAGAAAGCGAACCACCGAAGGTATAAGAACCAACATGCTTCAACTGGATCCATGGGCAAAGCCATACATTAATGCCAATTGCTCGAGCGTATTGGCTAAACATGTAGTCTTCTGACAGATAACGTTTACTCTTCGGATCAATGACACAATCAAAGAAAGCGGTGATCTCGCGGCTTCCATCAAAATGCTCAGTGCGTACATGATCTGGAATGTAGCTTAGCTCAGGATAAGCTTTAGCATACTTTTCAAAAACACTGCGATGAATCATCATAAAACCAGTGCCGCCTTCGCGAATCTTTACTGGTTCATCGATCCTGAAAGATGTTGTGTTTTCGTCTGGATTAAAAACGTAATCACCGACGAAATTATCAAGTTGGAATGGATTCGGATCAGCAAAGCCCATTTCAACAGCAGTACGGATCTTTTCCCAAGCAATAGTTTTCTTCGGATAAGCACCAGTAATTACGCCGTATTCGTCTGCAGACTCACAGAGATGCATAAGAGTATATACATCTTTATAGTGGAATCCAATATCAGAGTCGATGAACATAAGATGAGTGTAATCCGATCTCAAAAATTCATCAACACAATAATTACGAGCTCGAGTAATAAGAGACTCGTTAAAGAGATAGTAAAATTTTATGTCAATATCATATTTAGCACAACTCATTGCTAAATCATTAGTCGATTTGGTATACAAACCAGCGCATTGCCCGCCGTACATTGGAGTGGCAATAAAAAGCTTTTTCTTACGAAGCTTTTCGATTTCAATTTTGATTTCCATTATTTACCTTTCACTGGTCTTGCATTTTCAAGTTGTCCTTTGATAAACTTTGCGCATTGTTTAGCAGACAGCGCGTTTTCATCAGTAGCTAGAAGTCGGTCGTCTACACCGATACCTCGAATAACTGAAGCGGATAGCATCATAGCAGAAGCCATAATCATACAAACTTGATGAAGATCTGAACCGTCTTCACCGTTATCGTAATCGTGGCCACGCTCAAAGTCTTCTATATGCCGTTTCAGACTATCGATCATTTGCTGCCATGGAAGACCCTTCTCCCAATTGCGATCGGAATATTTATTCGCTCCATATTCAAGAGAAGCAGCACCAGCGGCAACTGCTTCAAGCGGAACATGTCGTGTGTAAGGAATGCCGAGTGCTTCACGAACAGCGCCGGTATCGGTTTCGTTATATTTATTCATCGTGTAGGTTGTTCCATATCATTTTCAAGACGAGCGATAGTCTGAAGGCGAAGAATATCTGCAGCGATATCAAACCGACTATCATGGTGTACAAATGTGTTGTCCCAATACTCTTCATCCGCGAGGGGAATGAAGCCGTTCTTCTTTGGGAAGTTTAGCTTTGCATCGATCCAAGTACGAGTATCTCGTACGAGCCAGAACTTTAACAGTTCACTGATTTCTTCTTGTCGGCCAACAATGGTGCCCCACCGCTGAAGAATGATGGGATCAAATGAGTTTGAACGAGACCACCAATAGTTAATCTTACCAGCTTCTTTTAGATAATCAATGAAGTTATTGATGAACACTTCAGCACGAACGTCCGATTTACTCGGCCGTAGTACTTTCTTTGCTTCTTCAGATTGTGATAGCCACCAATCAAGATCACGTTGAGTATATTTAGCTCCATGTTCTTGAACCTGATGAATCATTTCTAACTTGTCTTTACGAGAAAGACTTACTAGTTCTTCAAGCGTGTAAGGATTGTCAGATGTAAAACGATCCCAATCGAATACTACATACGAGCATTCAAGCATTGGGATTTGAAACACATCTTGACCAAGCGTTTCAAAGTCAAAGATAAAGTGTTGGTTCATTCAAAAAAGCTCTCAAGTGTATTTTCAGCAGCGGTGAATTCCTCTGTCTGAGTTCCATTATACTGCAAAATGTAATCGGTGTCAACCATTTTTCTTTGGCCATTTAACACTGCAAGAACTTCTGTTGCCATGTCAGTCGCAGTCTGAACTGGAACGTTTTGGCAAATATGGTTAGCATTCTTCGGGCTAGCATTCACAAGTTCGAAGTTCTCTGGAAGGCCCATAATAGTCATGGCTTCGCGGTAGGTAATGAAGCGATCTTCATCAGGATGTGTAAGCATGATCGGATAGTGTCCTACAAAAGCGCCGATGCGATCCTTAGGGACAATTACACCCCGGCGCATAATGCTTCCGCCTTCTTCAAGCTTATTGTACTTGTAGAGGCACTTCTCGACTTCCTCGGAGAACCCATTGGCTTCCATCCATTCAGCAACTTGCTTATAATTATGGCCAGACTTCTCAATGTAACTAAATGAGTCATTACCACGAGCAGACGACGGATCGATTTCATGAGAGTGTTGTACGTGAGTACGACCACCATGAATTGCTTCAAGGATGTACTTGTAGTATGGATTTTCAGATGGCTTCTTCTTGTTGATCGGTTCGTGTTGGAAGTTCGACTTCACATTACGAATGACTTCTTCAATCGGAGTGTATGGGCGATTGAAGTAATGAAGTAGCGGAGTCTGTGTACCTTTCCAGAAGAAGTAGAATGAACGTTCACGGATCTGTGGAACACCATGAAGCAAAGACTTTGTACGATAGACCGTCATCGTGTAGCCGTTTTCTTGTCCGATCTTTTTTAGGTTCTCACGAACGTTCTTACCGATCTTTCCAGCAAAGCCGGGAGCATTCTCTCCCCAGAACACTTTTGGCTTATATTCGCCAAGGACGTACTTTGCAGTAATGTCCATCCACTTGTTGTTTTCGTTGTGATCGCCATAGCCATGAGACATCATAGATAGTCCCGCGCACGGGCATACGGACGCAACCACATCTGCACGCTCGGAAGGTGCTTGGCCCTTATCAAGAACGTAATACGGAATACGATTCTCGTAATGATTAACGATGTGAGAGTCGTTGGCAGCAAAAGCCTCATACGACATGAAGTGGATCGGTGGAGTGCCAAAGGCTCTTTCCGATCCAATAGTCTCACCGCCAATAAGAGGAACGATTGAAGCGTGGGTGAAGTTACTCATTCTTAAATTTTCTCACTATTGCTAAGGCCGAGTTGACTGCTTGGTGCATATCGAGATAAGCATAGAGGCCACAACGACCAATGAAGGTCGTATTACTCGGAGTCATGGATTTGTACTTCTCATACAACTCTCGATTCTTACCATCACGATCTTTCACCGGATAGAACCGTTCTCGGTTATTATCACGGTAATCGCACGGTTCTTCGTAAGTCAGAGTTGTGCAATATTTATTGTCTCCATGATGAGGCAGTTTCTTCCATTCAGTTACACGAGTGTAGATACCATCATTCGTGAAGTTGACTGTTGCTGATGGAAGTACATGAGGATTTGGCAGAGACATTGTATGGAACTTGATCGAACGATACGGAAGTTCACCATGGACAAAGTCAAAGTATTCATCGATCGGCATCGAGTTAAAGATATGATCAAATAGATGATCGTAGTCTTTTGAATACTCAGTGTTAAGTTTAACAATGATGTTTGGGTGGTCAAGCATGTTTGCAACCATTTCAGTATAGCCATCTTTCGGCATGGCTTGATACTGATCATCAGGAAAGTACAGTTCATTCATATCGTTACGAATCGGTACACGATTGATAATGTCAGGATTCAGTTCGTCAAGTTCCATTCCCCACATCTTCTTTGTGTAAGGACGGAAGAAGATGTCGAGAACATTCTCTTCGCCAACGATCTCTTTGGTCTCTTTGTTCACAGGAAGTGTGACATATCGACCGTCGTCGAGCTGAGCTTTCACCTTATGCTTGTACTCAATCCATTCAGTAAAGCGGCCAAGGTAATCAAACACCTCTTTATTGTTTGTATGAAACAGGTGAGGGCCATACTCATGTACACGAATATTGTGAATGTTAGTGTAGTCATAAGCATTACCAGCAACGTGGCCACGCTTGTCAAATACCCAAACTTTGTATTGCTCAGTTTCTGCAAGTTCACGAGCAATAGTGGCGCCAGACAAGCCAGCGCCAACTACAAGAATCTTCTTCATGCTTCAAGGATCTTTCTCAGTTCTTCACGCTGAACTGCTTTATCGAGAGGATGAGTAGCATACAGTGCTTCTTTTTGAGCTGCAGCTGTAGCTTTCAGTTGAGTCAAGTCCATGGCTTCAATGTCCTGTACTCTCAAGCTAGCAATGGCTTCATCCTTATAATACACCATCATCTCAGGTTTGTCACCAATAATGATCGATCCAGCATCAGCAACCTGTAGAGGACGAGCTCTCCACCAACCAGAACCTGCATGGAAATAGCCTGGCATCAAGCAACCCCACTGTTGCTCAAAGACTTTCACCATCTCAGGTTCAGTCTTACGTTCAGACTTGTACTTACCACGCTTCGCACCGAAGTACTCGATTTCCCATTGCCACTTCTCAGGGTTCTGAGCTTTGAGCCATTTACGAGTCTTCTCTTGAACAAGAGATGCAAAGTTCCAACGGAACAGCTTCGCAGGCTCTTCATTAAAGAACGAATCAAGAGTTGATGTAACTACACCAGTGCCATAGCCATTATCAGCACGACGATTCAAGTGATAAGGGTTTGGGTTGAACACATGAACTTTCGACTCATCCCAACCAAGGTTCAGCAAGGAGATATCACCACCGTCGAAAGCACTGACAAGTAACCGGTTCTGTTTCGATACAACAATCTTACATGCATCAATGTATGACTGATGGTACTTCTTAACAGTCTCGCGATCTTCTTTACCTGCCCACAGATCGAAGAGATAGTCACGATAGACTGACTCATCACCTGCTACGAGGTCGTCGTGGTACGTCTGGATAGCGCCATAGATCTGGTTGAATTGCCAGTCATCGAAAGCAATGATGCAATTCGGCCGAGCTGCAACAGCGTATAGACCAGACCAAATGTGTTGGCAGAACGCTTGAATGCTGTGGATGTAAACGATCACTTCATCATATGACGACAGATCTTCACCGAGAGCAACTTCTCTCTGTTCAACTTCGTATCCCATATCTTCAAGGCAACGAATAACCGAATAGTGGGATGGGACAACTTGCAATTGCTGCTTCAAATAAAAGTCTTTATTGCACTGTAGCCGGTTCATACCGGTAATCAGAATCTTTTTCATTTCAACTCCATAGTGTAAGCCGAGAGGCACATATCTTTCAAATCATGATCAATCTTAACATACTTTGATACAGTGTCAACAAGAAGTTTCGCTGGATCACCAGAACGTCGTAGACCGAATTCTACAGGAAAGTCGATACCGCTGACTTCCTTCATTGTATTTATGACCTCAAGATTTGAGTATCCACGGCCAGAACCGATGCATTCGTATTTTGAATTTGCAGGAAGAGGAACACTTCGAACAATGGCTTCAGCTAAATCGACGACATGCACATAGTCACGAATACATGTGCCATCAGGGGTATCATAGTCATTTCCAAAGATTACCATCTTGTCTCGCTTACCAGCTGCAGCTTCTGCAGCGATTCGTATGATATGACTCGCTGGGTAAGGTTGACCAAGCTCTCCGTCGTTACCTGCAACGTTAAAAAACCGAAAGATAGAATATTCTGGTGCGATCTGACGTACTGCTTCTTCGGCAATGATCTTCGACTTAGCATATGGTGAAATAGGATCGAATGCACCACCCGTAGATGCAAAGATAAAATGAT